CCCTTTGATAAGCATCTGATACAACCACCCCAGCCCTATCCACCACCAGTTTCCCGCTCGCCGCATCCAGCGTCCCGCCGTAGACCGTGCCGGGGTCTGCGGGGAAGGTGACTTCGTAGGTCTGACCAAGATACGGCTCATAGTCATCTGCGGTAAGGACTCCTTCGAATATTCCCGATTCGTCATAATATAAAAATGTCCGTGAACCACCATAGGACATCTCGAGCAAGGCCACAGTTTTATTTGCATCTGTAACAAATGCTTTTGTTTGCAATACAGCAGGAGAGTCTGCCGCAAGCGTTCTTACAACCCCATCAGAATATCTTACCTGAATATTAAGATTAGCAGAAGCCGTATTCTCCTTTTTGGTTTTAAGAATAAAAGTGTACTGTTTGTTTGGTTTAAAGTTTGCAAATACGATCTTGTTACTTAGTACGCCACCTGCCGCAAACGTAACATAATTACCATCTGAATCACTGCCAAGATATGTATTGGACGGGGACTGTACTGCATCCACAATAGCCTGTCCAAGCGTTAAACCGCCAAGCAAGTTAATCCCCGTCCTCGTCACCTTCGCCCCAGTCCAGCCGGAGATCGGGCAAACGTTGGAGTAGGGAGTCCAGACTTCCGGAGCGGTATCGCCTTTAGCAATTATTACTTTTATTCCGGTATAGTTTATTTCTTCGCCAGCCGTCATGTTGTATAAAGCGATTTTTATCTGATCACCTTCTGCAACAGTAAAAGTGCCACTTTTCTGTGTATAGTTCACAAGACAAGTAATGTGATTGTTGTTGGTGCTAAACACATAGTTACCGGGGGTAAATGTTTGAAAAGTTTTGATCACTTTCCATCCAGTCGTATCATCCCTTGTTCCAGAAATTGACATCACACCTTCAGAATCTGATGTGATATGGCAACCTGCAATTGTTACATCAATTTCTCTTGTATCTGCTAAATTCTTCCCACCCCCAGCAGGCCACGGATACTCATACCCATGCAAGTCCTGCACAGGCTCGATGGATACTTCAACAGACCGCATGGGCATACCGTCCGCTCCGTCAGCAATGGAGACGATAGGAGCGGGGCCAGCACTTTCCGTGATGACATTGTCATTCAATTGTTCAAAGGCGCTCTTTAATCCTGTTACATCCTCTTTTACAGTCCCGTAATCTTCCAGGACAGTCTCGGCAGCGGTCTCCGCGATCTGCTCCGCCGTCTCCTCGGCCCGCTGCATCCAGTTCTCCAGCGGAGTAGGCGCGGGCCCGGTCGCGGTGATGCTCTCCATGATCCGGGTGCTGCAGCTGGCACTCTTGATCACCTCGGTGCCGTTCTTCAGGGTCAGCTGGATCTTCCCGCTGCCGGCATAGACCAGGTCGCTGTCGGTCACGGTCCAGACCACCACGTTATTATCAGCCAGTTCCGGAGTTACGGGGTACTTCTCGCCGCTGGGCGCCTGAACGGTCATCTCCACGGTGGCGTCCGGGTAATCCCAGAGCACTCCGGCGCAGTCGATCTGCACCTCCGTGTGGATGTTTTCCTCCTGGTACCCAAGCTCCAGCAGCTTGGTGGCCATCTTGTCAATCTCAACGCGCTGGATCCTTTTTCCCATCGTTATTCCCTCCTTATCAGCCCGCCACGACCGAAGCCTTGGCCCAGACCATCACCAGCGCAACCGTCTTGCCGGTAACCGCCGAAGCCGTGAGATTCCGGACCTGCATAATATTCCCGCTGGCGTACGCGCCCACAATATTCGCGGCAAGCGTGTGCGTGCCGGTTGTAAATCTCTTGATAGCGAGCGGCACATACCCGTCGATGTTCGTGATGCCAAACTGGTCCGCCGTAATCGTGACATAGTTATTTGCCGCCACGCTGGGGACCGTGTATTTGTATGTGACCACCTTGAACAGCCCGTCCAGCAGGCTGTTGATCTCGTCCGCCATGTCGGCCGGAGCTGCCCCGATGTTCTCCAGCACCTGCGCCTTCTGCCCGTCGCTGAGCTCCTGGGGGCTGATGGTCAGCGTGTCCCGCTCCAGCTTATTCCGCAGGTTGACGCCATACACCGCCCGGACTCCCGCCGGCACGCTGGTCCCGCTGAAAAACTCGGTCCCGTGATCGCTCACGTTATATTCGCCGCTCAGGCTGATTTCATGCTGATCGGCGTAGGCCCGTACCAGATAAATATAATTCCCGTCGTACTCATAGGCCCGCCCGGAAGCCTTCGCGATGGCCAGGTTCTCCCCGTCGGCATCGTTCTCCATCCGCTGGATCATCTGCACGGCCCGGCCGGTGGCCAGGTTGATTTCGTCCCGGTAATCGCCCACCTGCATCAGCCCGTACGGGAAGTAGTCCCCCATGATCTCGCTGATGTCGATCACGGACTCGCTGTACTCCTCATAACCGGGATTCCCGTTGGTCCAGTCGTCCCAGGTAGCCCAGACCGCCGTGCTGCTGCTGTCGCCGCCCTCGACGAAAAGGTAACCGTCCCCGGGAACCTGGAACCGCCCGCTGCTGTCCGGCGTGATGGGGGTCTTCGTCCCGGTGGCGGTGGTGCTGAACTTCAGCGCCGTCCGGGCTCCGCTGACCATGTAGCCCCGGTCCTCGCTGTACCGGGTCACCCTGGCGTAGCCCATGGCGTAGTTGTAAAGGTTCCACCCGGTGCTCACAAAAGCGGTGGGGGAGCTCTGCCGGATGGTGCCCAGCACGGCCTCCGTGTACTGGATGACGATGGTGTCGCCGCTCTTCGGCGTGCCCAGCACGCTCAGCCCGTAGTACTCCAGCGGATCCTCTCCGCCGGCAGGCGCGGGGATCGCGGCCCAGTCCGTGGTATAGCTCACGGTGATGGTCCCGCCGCGGGCGTTCTCCATGAAGACTTCCTCGTCCTGGGTGACGACGATGTCGTCCTCGCCCTCCTCCCGGGTGGCCTGGTTGACGGACATGGCGATCACCGGCGCCGCGTAACCTTCCTGGACCCGTCCGCCCAGGATGGCCATCAGCGTGCCCTGGCTGCCGTCGTCCACGGAGCTTTCCCCGCCGGTGGTGCGGATCAGGAAGGTTCCGGTGTTGCTCCGGCTGCTGGAGCTCCGGAGGTTAACCGCGTAGGGCACCTCCCGCAGCTCCACGGCCCCGTTCTCGTCGGCAGTAACACCGTTGACGCTCTTGACGGCGCCCTGGACAGCCTCTTCCAGCGCCTCGATCCTGGCGCCTACCTTGCTGTCGTCCGTCGTGCTCATGGGCAGGGTGGCGCCGGTGATGATGTCCATTCCGTCCAGCACCTCGGCGATAGTCTTGGCGCCCTCCGTGCTGTTCAGGGGGATGTCCTCGCCGGTCCGGGCCGCCGCGGCTTCCACCGCGTCCTTGACGCTTTCGGCCCCGTCCTCGCTGTCCATGGGGATGTCCGCTGCCGTCCACCCCTGGATGCCCTGCACGGCCGCCTGCACGCTTTCGGCCCCGCCTTCTTCCATGGGGATCCCGCTGGCGTCCAGGAGGATCAGCCCCTGGGCGTCCGCGGCCTCGTTATTGACCCTGATGTTGACGATGCTGCTGGCGTCCGCCTTCAGCGCCAGGGCGTCTCCCACGGCCTTGGCGTCGGCTGCCTGGCCGGCGGTGCTCAGCGTAGTGTCGATGGGTACCGTGATCACCGCGGCGGGCCGCAAGGTCATCCTTACCCGCGCGTTCAGCTCTTCGCTCATGGTCTTATACCTCCCTGTTTCCGTTAGATATCCGCCTGCACGCTCTTAATGGTCAGGGGCATGGGGTCCCCGTTGCCATCGATTCCAGGCGTCCGGATGAAATTCCCGTTAATGATCTTTCCGTCTGCGTTCGTGTACTTATGGCCCACAAACCGCACCTCCCAGGTATAGATCCCCGGGTCCAGCTGGTCCGTGTCTCCGTTGTGAAATTCAATCACGATGATCCCGTTCCCCGGAGGATCGCTGTCCAGCCGGTAGACCCGTTCGATCACGTTCTCCCCGCTGGGCCCTTTCACGGTAAAGACGGCCCGGTCTTCTTCGTCCCAGGCGATCCGGTCCTCCCGGATGGCTTCCAGTTCAAAGCTGCCGGTGTCTCCTTTGCTGATCACGATGGCCCCGGTGTCATAATCAACCTGGAACATTATCCGTTCGCCTCCTCTTCAGCGCCTCCGGCCCCGGCTTCCGCCTCGGTTTCCGTCTCCGTCAGCTCCTGATACACATACCGCAGCATCCCGTATACGCCGCTCATGATCTCCGCGTTGTCCGGCGTCACGGGCATCACCAGCCGCTGCAGCCGGTCATACACCTCGCTGATCTGCTCCGCCAGCTCCTTCAGCCTTTCCATGCTGTCCTCCTTGTCACTCTGTGAATACCTCGACGCTTCCTCCGTCAACAAACACTCCCGGCAAAGTCCCGCTGTGCCACGACCTCGTGAGCGTGATTGTCCGGTTGCCAGCCGGCCCTGTTACCGTGCAGCTGAACGAACCTCTGCTGGTATGACTCTCCGGCGTCACGCTCTCCTGGCCGTCGTTGTAGATCCCGGTCACGTCCACGCCCTTCCGCAACACGGATTCCCCCTTCGCGTCCTGAATGTCAACCAGCAGGTACAGTTCGCTTCCCTCCCAGTAACTGTACATGGAGGAAATTTGGGATACCGCCGGGGAAACGTCCGTGGCCACGGGGTCGTCGCTTCCTCCCTGTATAGCCCGGACTCTGTAGGCTTTCCCGTCATACATGCTGCCACTCCACGCGCCTTTGAGTGAAGTGGCCTTGCTAAAATTTATCGTCTGCCTGTCTTTTGTCTTAAGGATCAGCGTCTTTCCGTCCGCCGAGGTCGCCGCGCTGACCACCATCTTCTCCACGTCTGAGGCTCTCAGCGCTACGCCCTGCCCCCCGCTCATCAGGTTCAGGGAGGGAGTCGTGATCCCGGTGGAGCTGAGGACAGGCCCGGCGCCCGCCTGGCCCATCCAGATGGGCTTTTTCGCCACAATATGCCCGCTGTTTACGGAGAATATGTTGTTCAGGCTCACGTTACCTTCCAGCCGGACCTTGTCCGCGCTGATCAGAATATCGCTCCCGCTCTCGTTAATGCTGGAAACGATCTGCGCCGGCCGGATCTTGGCGTTCTTCCCGGTGCCTTCAACCACCAGCCCGATCCGGTCCGCCTGCACGTCAATCTGGGCCTTGAATTCCTTCTTGACGTTCCCGACCTCGACGGCCCAGTGCCCCTCAACGTTCGTGATGTGGGTATACAGCCCCTCGACTGATTCCTCCACCTTCTTCTTGATCTTCCCGGTGGATTTTGAGGTCGCCTTGCTGTTGCTGGAGGAGCTGCTGGAGGATTCCTTATACAGGGTGGCCACGTCGGCCCGATTGTTCGCCAGCGTGACGGTCACGCCCTCCGGGTCCTGGATCTTGTCCTTCCACTGCAGCCTCGTAATCTTCTCCGCAATGGTGGTGCCCAGCTCCGGCATAGGCACCCGGCAGATCCGCCCGATCTGCAGCCTGTCCAGCGGCTCGCCCGTCTCCCGGCTCAGGTCCAGCCCGGTGACGGTGATGCTCACGGTGGGCTCGCAATGCCGCCGCAGCCGGTCTTCCGCCCACATGCCCAGCTGATATTCCGTCTGGCATGCCTGATTGGTTTCTACCTTGCAGATCACGCCGTACTGCTTGGTGTTCTTTTCCACATAGCCGGGGCCGGAAAGCCGCAGGTCGTCGTTGCCGATGGGGTAGAGCCTGGTATACATCCGGCTCTTGTCCACGCTCTTGGTAATGGTGCTCAGGTTCCGTCCGGCCCGCAGCTCGCTGTCCGTCCCCGTGGCCGCCTTCCGGATATACAGCTTGAAGGGCAGGGAAGTCAGGTTATATTCCCACCGGCAGTCCGCCAGCGTCCCGCTAATGGTCTCCAGGGCGTCCATCAGCGTGTCCCCGTCAAACTCATACGGCGCGCTCAGGTCGTAGTCGCAGCCCCCCAGCGTCCAGATGTTCTGCAGCGTCAGCACAAACCGGATGGCGTGCACGCAGCTGACGTATGTACTCCCGCTGATGTCCTCCCCGGTCACCTCTTCCGGGATCACCGTATCGCTCAGGGTCTGGATGATGTGCTCCAGCCCGATGGTCCGCGTCTGGGTCTTATAATCTGTATTGATGCTCTTGACCCGCCAGACGATGCCCTTCCCGGGTTCCGTGTCGTCCTGCATCCAGCTGCCGATCTCAACCGCCGGCGCGTCCGGCCCTACGGTCAGGGTGGCCTGGCTGTCCTTTTCTCCCAGCTGCAGCTGGAAGGTCTCCGGCGTGAAGGATATGGAGGGAGTCAGCGTTTTTCCTTTCAGAAGAATCATCCGCCCGCCCCCTTACAGATACCGCCCGATAGCCGATACGGTCAGCACGCAGGACCGCTGCGCCGTGAAGCTCGCCGCCCGCTCTCCCGGCATGACGTAGAAGTCGTCCGCGCTCTCCGGCGTCCGCTTGGCCAGGGCGCTCCGGTACTTCCCGGCGGCGTCCCGGATCCGGATCCGCAGCAGGCCCTCCGCGCTGTGGTCGATCCACAGCGTCTCTTTCCCCGCCAGCGCCAGGTCCTTGAAGCTCATGGTATAGTTCTCCACGGTCACGCTGCAGGTGTTGATCAGGCTGCCGCTCATGTTTTCCAGCTGTACGTTGGCCACCGTCCGGGCGCTCCCGCCCACGGTCACCGTCCCGTTGATCTTCGTGCCCGTCCGGCTCACATAGGACGCCGGGGAGATCTCCTGCCAGTAGGGGACCCCGTAGGCCCGGAACCCGATCTTGAAGGTGTTGTCCCAGTCCTTCAGGTCGCCCTCTTCCGCCGGCGTCTCCAGGTATACGTGGGCCCTCCTCTTTTCCTTGTAGTTAACGGTCAGCCATGCCCCGCCGTTCTCCTTCAGCGCCTGCCCGGCCCAGCTGTTCACGGCCTCCAGCAGCGTGGCCCGGGCCTGCAGGTCGGTATTCCGGATCAGCAGCCCGAAGCTGACCTCGATGTCCATCGTGTCCCGCTGGGAGCTGGTCACCCGCTGCCCATCCCGACCGTACAGGGAAACAGCGTTTGTGCTGGTCTTCCCGCCGGCGGTCCGGACGCCCTGGACGATGATCCGGCTGTCCACCTCGTCCAGCTGCACCCCCGCCAGGGCCACTCTGTGCCTCAGCTGCATGCTTTCGCTCCTCTCTTACATATCAGATGCGATAATCTGGCTCACGTACGGCGCCACGATCGTGGCCACGGCGTACCCATCCATACTGATCGTCAGCCCGTTCACACCCGAAGCGGCGCCCCGCGCCACCGCGGCCTCCATCTGCTCCGGCAGCGCCACAAATCCCTGAATATCGCTGCTGGTCAGGCTTTCCGGCCCGGTGAACCACCAGTCCGGCAGGTCCTCGGTGCTGACCCAGTTCGTGTCTCCCTGCAGCTCGTCCATCAGGGTGTTCAGTTTGGCCAGCTCCTCTTCCTGCCCGGCGAAGGCGGTGTCCAGCGCGTCGTAGGCGTCCTCCAGGGCAAAACCGCTCCCGGGCTCGCCGTTCCGCCAGCTCCGCAGCGCGTCCCAGTATTGCTCCGCGGCCTGCCGCATCTCCGGCGTGGCGGATACTTCCCGGGCGGCCTGTGCCTCGGCCTGGGCCTGCTCAACCGTTGCCTGGGCCGCCCGGATCTCTTCCAGCGTCCCCTGGAGCAGGTTTTCATCCCCGGACAGCAGCCGCGAGTCCTCCGGCCGGATCTCGGGTTCCGGTTCCGGTTCCGGCGCGGTCTTGTTCCCGCCGAGCAGGCTGTCGAACATGAACCGCATGGCCTCCTGGTTCTTTTCCTGCGGCGTGTTGGCGACCTTGTCCTCCACGTCCCCGAAGGTATTGATCCCGTTGGCCCTGTTGACCTCGTTCAGAACCTCTTCGGCCTCCGTGTCGAAGCCCAGCGCGTCCATGGCCTTTTTGATGCCGGTCTTCTCGGCGGCCTCCTCCACGACGTCGGAAGGCAGCTTCCGCGCCGCCGCGTTCAAAAGCACCGTCGTCCCGGCGGCTACGCCTACATAGGGCAGGATGCTCCCGCCGCTCGGCGCGCCGGGGGTTGTGGTGGGCGTCGACGCCACGGGCCCGGTGGGCACGGACGGCGTCTTCGGCAGGGTGGACCACCGGATCCCCTTGATCAGCTGCAGCGCGCTCAGCACGTCCTTGGCGACGCTCAGCCCGCCGATCACGCCGCCGATCCCCAGGATCCCGGCCTTCACGGTCTCCCAGTTCGTGCTGATCCAGTCCAGCGCCCCCGTGAACCCCTCGATGGCCTGCTGGGCGCCTTCTACGATCGCTTTAAAGTCAACTTCCCCCGTCAGGCTGGTGACGATGTTCTCGATGGCGGTCCCCAGATTGTTGAGGGTCGTCTGCCCCTCCTCAGTCTTGGACCACTCGATGAACTTGTCCACCATCGAGCTCAGGGCGTCGGCCACAGTCTGGAAAGCCGGCGCCAGCTTCTCCGCCACCTGCCGCTGCAGGCTCTCAAAGCTGGCCTCCAGCTTCTGCCGCGCGTCGTCAAACTGGGTCAGGTTTTCCACCTGTTCATCCGTCAGGATATACCCGGAATCCTGAGCTTCTTTGACGTAGCTCTCCCAGCCTTCACGCCCCGCCTTAATCAGGGGCATCAAATCCTGATAGCTTTTGCCGAAAAACTCTTTCGCGGTATTCTCCCGGGCTACGTCGTCCATCTCTTCCATGGCTTCGACGACTTCCCAGAATACCGTCCCCGCGTCCACGCCGGCATCTGCTTTGATGCCAATCGAGTTCAGCGCCTTGTTGACGCTCTTGCTCCTGTTGGTCAGCTTTGTATAAGCCTTGGTGATAGTATCAACCTCGACGTCCACGAAGCGGCTGGCGTACTGCCACCCCTGCAGCGTCTGCTTGTCGATGCCCGTCTGATCGCTCAGGGTCTGCAGCTCATCCGCCCAGGCTCCGCTGTCGCTCATCCAGTCCCAGGCAGCTTTCCCAAGTTCCTTGATGGTCCCGATGGCCCCGACAAGTTTGTCTTTCAGATTGTCGGCAGCCGTCATCACGCTGGAGAAGGTCACGGAGTCCGCAATCTGCCCCGCCGCGTCGGTGGCGTTGGCGTAATCCGTGGCGGCGTCAGCGGCGTCCCCGTAGGCGTTTGCGCTATCGTTTAATGCGTTCTTGCTGTCCGCCAGCTCGCTTTCCGCCTTTTGGAGGTCATTGGTAAAATTTGCCAGATCGTACCTGGCGTCATTAAGCTTTTGCTCCCACTTGGCGACAGCGTCCGCATTATCGCCATACTTATCCTTAACCTCTTTCAGAGCGCTCTGCAGGGTAGCGACAACCTTTTCCTGCTCTGCGATCTGCTTCTTCAGGGTTCTGGCCTTGACCTCGTTTTTCTGCTGGGCGGTCGCGTTGCTTCCCAGCTCCGCGCTCTCCGCCTTCAGGGCGCTCTTCAGGGTCTTCAGATTCCGGTTAGCTTCCTTCAGCGTGGCGGAGTATTCCTTTTCGCCCTCCAGGACTATTTTTTGTTTAATCTCGTCTGCCACGCCATTCTCCTCCCTTATCGTCTCCGGCGCCGGCCGTCCGCCATCCTGGCGTCATACCGTAGCCTCATGATGTACATATCCAAAATCAACCCGGGCGTCATTCTCCGGGCGTCTTCGTATCGGATCCCGGCGATCAGAGCGTAGCCGTAGTACTCACGGACCCGCGTCTCCCGCCGGTCTATCCGTTTTTTTCGTCTTCCTCCAGCCATGCGTCGTGTTTCTCGTCGTCGGCCTCGTTCCCGCCGGTGGTCTCGCTCTTCATCCCCCTGGCGATTTCGATGATCATCCGCTGCCGGATCATCAGCCGCTGGTAGTCCTCAAAGTGCAGCTTCCGCAGCGGCCTGTCGTCCACGTCCTCCGGCAACCCCTTCTCCCAGAGCGCCGTCCGGGCCATCATCACGAAAAGCTCCCGGGTCAGCTTAACCTCCGGCTTCTCGCTCTTGGCGATCCGGTCGATGATCTCCCGGACCTTCCCATACTTTTCCTCAATCAATTCCAGGGTATACATGGAAAAGACAAGTTCGTATTCCTTTTCGCCAATCTTAATATGTTCCATTTTCCACTCCTCAGTCGCATAAAACAGCGGAGCGGGAACCCCCGCCCCGCCGTGATGTCCGCAGGCTGTTCTGCCGCCTTTTAGCTCGCGTTCGCCTTGCCTTTCAG